GCAAGTTCTGCTTCTGCATTAAGACCGTGAATTGCTTTCAAGTCCTGAGCAAGCTCTAGTGAGTACTCAGCCTTTAACGCACGAGACTTCGCAGTAACGGTGACCTTCTCGATTGAGAATGCCATCTGGTTGAACGCCTTGGTGGAAGTACCATGAAGGTTCTCCGAATCACCAGTGTTCATACCTTGACCAACGTTGTATGGTGAAGGATCTGAAGTAGCAGTACCAACTGGGTTAAGTACAGATGGGTTGTTACCAGACTGTGCAGTTGTACCTAAACCAACACCACCATCAGTAGCAGAATCAAGGTCAAAACCTGCGTCTTGTCCTGAGAATGCTGAATCTGGTTCGTTGTAGAATGCTTCTGAACTTGTTAATCCACCAGTACCACCAGACATGGCGTTGTACTTGGATCTCATTGCGAAGATTAGTCCAGTAGGACCACTCATTGGTTGAACACCAGCAAGGTCATATGCGACCAAGTTTGGCATAGAACGACGAATGAGGCTGATTAGAACGGGGTCGAAACCAGCTTGTGGACCTGCAGCGTTAGCATCACTACCGAAACCACCTGACGCACCTGCTGCGTTTGCGTGGTTAGTAGGAACTGCTTCGTTGAGCATACCACTTTCACCGAAAGCAGTAGACTCTCTTAAAAATTTTTCTTGGTTTTCTAGCAGGACGGCGGTTACCGCACGACGATGGGGATCTTTAATTTCTTCGCAACCTTCATGGTTAAGAAGAGGTGCCCACTTTTCCTGCAACTGTTCTGATTGGAACATTTGCTTGTTACCTATAAGTGTAAGTTTGTTTAATATTTAAATCAGTTGACTACTTATCAAATGCTGAAAGCGTCTTAAGGTAAGATGCCATTGAACCCGAATAAGTCTCAGGTGCGGCAGCTTCGCCTTCTGTTAAGGTTTCAGTCTTTGAAGTAGGTGAAGTTTTTGAAGTGAAATAAGATTCCTTCAATGTCTCCAATTTGTCACGATAAGTTTCCTCACTTTCAAACTCTACACTTTCTGCAAGTGAAGCGAGCTTCTCTTTCTGAGTAGCAGCAAGGCCACCAGAAACAGATTCTAAGATACCATCAGCAACCGACTCTGCGAGACGACTGTTTAGATTGATATTCTTCTCAATTTGCTCATTGAGTTTGGTCTCCATATCATCTAGTTTTTCTACCATGCTTTCTAGCACATCATATTTATCTTCAGGGATTGATACATAATTTTCTTCAAAAAGACTCTTCATTCCACTAAGGAATGATTCGGTCAATTCTGTTTTGAGTCCGTGCTCGATGGCGAGTTGATTCTCTTCCATCCACTCGTCAGAAACGTACTCAAGATAAGAATCTACACGCTCTTGAAGTGCTTCTTTTTCTTCAGCAACTTCTTCAGCGAGTTTTTCTGCGTACTCCTCTTCAAGAGTAGCACGTATTTCAGAAACTTTTGAGTTGATAGCAGCTTCAAAGATTGTCTTTGCTTTTGCTTTAAACTCTTCGGTGAGTTCTTCACCACCGAGAAGAGCATTAACATCATCTTCAATGTTAATTTCTTCTGTTGCTTCTGCTTCAGAAACTACTTCATCAGTAGTAACTTCGTCTTCGGCAACTACATCGCCAGAAACTTCTTCCTCTTCTCTTTTGAGTTTAGGCATTGCTTCGTCTCCAGCTACTGCATTTTTGTTAACTACATCTCTAACCTGTTTCAGAGAGCCACCAGGTGTCTTCAGTTTGGCAGAATCATTATCTACCTTGTAGTTTTCTGGTGTTGGACCACCCAAATCCTCAAAAGGTGGTGTATTCCCAGGTGTCTTTACACCTGAAGGATTACTACCTTCTTTTGGAAGTGCTTGCTCTCCAGCCGCTGCATTTGCATTTACAGCAGTCTTGGATTGCTTTACGTCCTCTTCCATTCTTTGTAATGTTGTGCCACGAGACATTTGTAAACTCTCCGATTCCTGTAATTAAACCTATATTTATTTAGAAGTTTTATATATTTGATAAGAAATCATTAAATAACGAGAGTTTTTTCTCGTCTAATGCTTTCTGATCAACCAATGTATTGATGGTTTTATATGTTTTTTCTGCGAACTTCTCACGCAAAATACCACCATCCCATACCCAATCTTTTCCTTCCATAATTCCCTCAACAAATGCATCGGGAGCAGAAGGATCAGCAACGATATCAGCAGCAGTTGCTAACATAAAATCATCACCAACAACGTTAACACCTTCACGAGTTGGTCTTAATGAACCAATACCACGAGAGGACACGCCGAGTTTTACTCCTTCCTCAACGAGAGAAGAAGCAATCTTACCCATTGGTGTACCAAGAATCTTAGCTTTACCAATGAAGTTAGAACCACTTTCTTTAAGTGATACTATCTTATGAGAAACTCTGTCGAGATTCACCGTGGGAGTATCGGGGTGACCTAATTCTCCAAGTGCTCTTCCTGATTGAACGTGATTTTCATTGTAACGTCCAACTTCTTTACGAAGAGTTTCCATAGGATACATTCTACCATTACGGTTTTTAATGTCTCCTTGAAGGAATACCCCTTCAATATACATAGACTTCTTGCCGTTGCGATTTTCAACGAGAAATTCTACGCTTTCGATTTCTTCTCTAATGAGTTTCATTTAAGCATCCCCTGCTGTTTGAACTTGGATAATATTAACATCGGTAGATGCACCGTCACTTTTTGCTATTAATCTTCCTGCTGAATATAAAACAGTATCAGCACGACCATTACTTGCAGTCCATGCTGTAGAAACCCCAGTAGTAACAGCATCCACCGTTACTTTAGTCTGGAAAGATCCATAAGCCTGCATCGCAGTATTGTCAATTGCAGTTACTTGTGCGGTAAAATTATATTGATTGACAATATCTCCATTAGAGGAGGTTATTGGACAAACTAAACGCACAAGGTTTCCAACGTTAAATGGCATCGTCTGACCTTCAGGACAAGTAAGAACTGTCGTAGCACCGATAGTAATTCCAACAATCTTTTGAGAATATCTGGACATCGCAAGAGTCTCAGATGTTCCTGAAGGAATAAAATAACCACCTTCATCTGTGGTAACAGTAGCTGCAGTTTGAGAGAAAGCAACATGTACTCCTGCACTTCTAGGAGTTATTCTCAAATAAGGAGATTTTATCGCAAACGAAGTAGATACCGTTCCAGCTGCTACAGCCGTAAAAGAAATACCCGTTCCAACTATCGGACTATGTGCCATTATTCTTTAGAATCCATTTAATGTTATTTAGTATACTTGAGCAGTAGATTGTTGTACATCATCTTCTATCTCAGTTTCAGCTTCTGCTTCAACCTCAATTTCAGACTCTGCATCTACTTCATCTACTTCTTCTTCATCATCAATTTCATCTTCAACTTCCTGATCACCAAAAAGCGAGTTTGCTACAACAGGTCGAGCAGTTTCTACCTTCTCTGCTGATTTAGCAAAAAGAATCTCCTTCATCTTATCACTGATTTGAGAAGGACTCTCATCATTGATAATCATATCCATTAAATCATTAGTAATTTCAGGCATTGTAAATTATGTTCAAATGTTAACTAGTTGTATTTATATTTCTCCACCCTTAGGTGTTTGATTTATATTAGATTTAGTGACTGCACTATCTACAGCGGTTGATCTTAAATCAGCATCTGCGGTATCTACGCCTGGTTCTTCCTCAGGAAATGGCATTGGTCTTAATCCACCACTTCCTTCTGGATCAAACATCATATCTTCAGGATTAGGGATAGTTCCATCCTCAATTTCCTTTTCAATTTGCTCATCTTGTTCCTGAATATCTTCATCAGTTTGACGTAGAACATTGCGTCTTACCCAATCTTGAGAGTAATACTTACCAATATAAGGTTCTGTTGCAGTAAGAAGAGCTAATCTTTCGTTCTGTAATTCTGCTTCTTTTAATTCTGTGAAATGATTATCATATAAGAAGTCATATTGTATATGCTCTTGCATTATCTCCCAATCTTCAGGAGTAATTACATTCTTAAGGAGCAATTGTGTTTTAAGCATGTCACTGAACATTGCTGAGAATCTCTTTCTCAAACGTCCAACGAACTTACTAAATTTAACTTCATCACGTAATATCTCAGAAGATCTTCCAAGGTTAAATCCACCATCTCCTTCTATTCTAGAGATAGGTACATTTAGTGCCTTGTATAATTTCTTCTTGAAGTATTCGATGTCTGTGATTTCTCCAAGATTCTGTCCTCCAGGAAGAGTAGAAATTTCAGTTCCACGTCCACCTTCCCTTCTAGGAAGCCAGAAATCTTCAAGCATTGCCATGTACTTCTTGTCATCTCGAACCTCTCCTGTAGATGCGTCGTATACAAGTTTGTTACGATATCTCATCATTACGTCACGGAGATATTGCTCTGCCTTTACTTTCGGTAGATTGCCAACATCAATATAGAAGATTCTTCTTTCTGGAGCACGGGAAAGTCGGTAAATAACCAGACTATCCTCAATCATTCTTAATTGATTGAGGGCTTTAATGGACTTGTGTAAATATGATAATGTTGTTCCTTTATTTCTATCTACTAATCCTGAAGTACAGTAGGTAATTGAATCTTTTGCAAATTTAATACCACCTTGTCCCGTTGAAGTAGGATTTGTACTAGGATAATTTACCTTAGGATTATATACAAAGTATTCCTCTATTTGAGGAAACTCATAATCCATCGGATTACCACTATTCATAACAGCAGTTCTAAACTTATCACCCTCTTGCTTCTTCTGCTGTCTTACATAACGCATTTTAGTTGCGTCAATATATCTTAATTCTTGTATTCCCTCATGCGGATTTTTAATATCAATTACCTTATTATAATACAATCTACCATCAATATACCAATTCCTATAAATTTCGTGGGACTTTCTATTGAAATCTAATAACTCAAGAATAAACTTAAACTCTTCTCTTATCGTCTTCTTAATACCATCGCTTGCATTTAAATGATCTAAATTAATTTCAATTGGACTGTCATTTGAATCTGATACAAGGGCTTCATTTACAATATCTTCAATAGCACTATCCGCTTCAGGATGAAGTGCCATTTCACGGTATCTTTTAATTAAATCAAATTCAGTCTTATAAACACCTTCGATATCAACGTATTGACCGAAAAAACCACTACTCATAAAGTAGTCCGACTGATCCTCTTCGTTGGGAGGAACAGGAGAGACTACTCCAGGAGATAATGGTTCGTTGTCCTCTATCGAGAACCCAAATAACTTAGCCATGATTTATTTTAAAAATGCCCTTTATTGGACTATTTATCACACTATTACTGCACCAGTTTGATCAGATGGTGATCCTGTGCTTGTATTAGAACCTGCGATCCAGTATTGAACTTGGAATGTAACAGTATATTCTTCAATAGCATCTCCACTTTCATATGAAAGATCTATTGAACTAACCTCTGTTGGGAAGATACCATCGAAATAGTAACTTCTTAATGGTTCTAATGATGTACCACCACCACTTGCATCACCATCTCCACTATTTGTATTACCGAAACGAGTTGTTGATCTACCTAACTGATTAACAACCGCATTACCCATATACGAATTAGGAGTGGTTGCTCCACTTGCATCACTTAATTTACTAATTCCATTCATCCATTGTTCAAATGAGGTTCTTAATTTAAAGTCCTCATCATTAATAACGGTGACTGCCCATGTATCAAAAGTTCTGTCTCCAGCAACTTTTAAAACTCTTCCTCGGAAAGGAATTTCTACAGGGGTTATAGTTGATGCTGGAAGTGCAGCAGCTTTACAAAGAAACTGAAAAGTTTCGTTATCCCAAGCATCTGCAAATTTGAAGTCATTAATATTGACTTCAAACAGATTAGGACGAGCACCGCCACCAGCAAGTCTCGACTTAAATTGGGTAATGGTTTTTAAACTGGCCATTGGTTAATTTCTCCTATGTAATTAATTATAAAGGTTAAACTCTTCCCGCTACTTCTTCAAAACTGACTCCAGTTCTGGTAGCAACGAAGGATAGTGTTACATAATTAATTGATTTAGTTGGCTTCAAGAAGATGTCAGCCCTAAACTCATTATTATCCACTACACTAGGAGTGTTGTTAGATTCATCACAAATAACTCTAAAGTCAACCAATCCCCTCTTAGCTTGAACATCTCTCAAGTAAGGTTCAACAATGTTCACAAAGTTTGCACGAGTGATTTCATCATTAAACTCAAAGAGTTGTGCTTGAGCACTTCTTTCAAGTGCTTTCTCCACTGTAAGGAATAAACGACGAACGTTAATCCTATCAAATGCAGATGCATAATTTAATCCTGTCTTATCTCCATAAAGAAGAACCCCTGTTCCAGGCTGATTAATTATAGAATTAATCCTTGACTCATAAAGAAGATCTCTTTGATTCTTAGTAGGATTGTATGCAAGTTTAATTGCATTGTTCAAGATTCCTCGTTGCTGACCAGCAGGTGAGAACCAAGGATACTGCTCAATATCCGTCCTTACCATCAATCCAGCAACATCTGGATTGGTAGGAATATAACGGAACTGATTGTTGAAACGATCATATGTATACTTATATCCTGAATCAAATATTGCATAAGAGGAAGAGGATATAGGTGAGTAGTATTCAATAACATTATTTGTTTGATCTGCAGTGCTTGTTACATCCACTACGTTGTCACGATGAGGAGAAATAACTGCAACACAGTCCTTCCTATCCTCTGCGATTGAAATAAGTTTATTTGCTTTTGCTTGCGACTCATCTTGAGCACCGCATCCTGGCCCCATTATTAAGTAGTTAACATCCGTTTCATCTTTATTTTCAAATAAGTCATAAGCAGCAGAGAGATCTCCTAGATTTGCTTTAAACTGACCATTAGCACCAGTAGCAGCGTAGTCAACACCACCGCCTAAAGGATAAGTTACATTACCCAAGGCATTGAAGATTGTTCCAGCTGCGTCTTGTCCCCAGATTCCTCCAGCAACTCCGATTGCAGTAAAGGAACTAGACTTAACACCTGAAGTTGTTGTAAATCCAGTTGCTCTTGGTTCTGTCTCAAAATAGTTATCAGCAGCTGAAGATGGGTTCCATCCTGCATATAGATTTTCACTATTAAGAGCAAGATAATCCTTATAGTAAAGTCTTATAGGAGAAGCAACAGCAGATATTGCGTCAGATGCTTTAGATATCGAAATATTCTTTTCAAGAATACTTCCTTGAACACCTGTTATAGTACCGTCATCATCTACGACGACCACATGCATTGCATCATTCTGACCACTCCTATCAATACTAAATTGGTTGGTAACTGGTTTAGATGCAACTTGTGTCCAATAAATTACACTATTATCAAGTCCGAGTGTTTGTTCATTATACCAATCTTTAACACTTTGAGCGACTCCTACATTAGTATATCCTAATCGACCTGAACCATTGTCAGTGTTAATACCAGCACTGTTTACAGCTCTGATCTTTACACCACTAGTAAATGATGCACTAGAATCAAATTCACTATAATCAATGTAAGTTTCTGTACCAATTACGTTACCAGTTTGTTTGACCCTCGAAACAACCTTAACGTCGATTGTACTGTTACCGTTTGTGGTATCAGTAGAGACTCCCGTAATAATACCTTTGATGTATCCATTTGTTGTAGCAGTTGTTCCTACCCCAACTTCAGTTCCGCTATATGCAGCAGTAACACCTAATCCTATACTAAATCCAAGATCATTAAGGTTAGTGGTTGTAATACCAATGATCTGATCTGCCATATCATCAATGGTACAGACTTTTAATCCATTAGCCCATGTACCTGGATTCTTAGCAGCGTATGTCCAACCACTCGTTATATCAGTGTAGTTGGCATTATAGTCATCAAAGTTTTTAATCTTTGCTGAGTTAGTAGATGCAATTCCCACACCTGCAATCGGAGCACCTGCGTTTGCATTATTGAGGGTTGCACCATCAACTCTTGCAACTTTAAGAACACCGCCATATGAGAGGAAAGATGATGCACTCATCCAATACTCATACTGCCTATCGGTGGATAAGGGTTTACCATAAGAATTAATTAAATCTTGTTCTGTACTAATATCAATTGCTTCTTCTACAGGTCCAATTTGGAATGGCCCCGCTAAAGCACCGATATTAGCTAATACGTTATCTGCTCTTCCTACAGTTAGGTCAACCTCCCTAACCACTACTCCAGGAGATAATTGAGGAGTCGCCATATTCTTCTCCGAAATACTCTGATTTATCTAAAAATATTTATTGTTTTTGACATTTTCGACGGGGAAACATGCCGTGAACACTTACCAATCAGGGTAACTCCACTCTGGAAACGGATTCTCTTTTCTTCTGCTGTTTACTATTCTTTGAATAGTGCATACTTTACATTCATAAGAATAAGAAGATGCGACAGGGCCTCTATCTTTACGTGTTCTATAAAATCCCTCAATTAAATTTTTTTCCTCTCCACAAATTCTACAAACTCTATTAGACAGCAATAAGTGTCCTAACTTTATTTGCTTGTCTAATTCCATTACAGAACTTGTACGACCCCATAACAATCAGGGATCTCATGCATCAATTTACTTTCTATTCCTTGTTTTAATGTAATAGCACTCATTGCACAAGTAGAACAAGCACCACCTAATCTTACTTTAACAAAATTAGTCTCATGTTCTATTTCTACAAACTCTAACCAACCTCCATCGGCCTCAATATAAGGTATGAGTTCTTCAAGAACCCTCATTACATTTTCTTCAGTTAGTTCCATGTGCGTTGCCAGATAATGTTGTCTTTTAAGATATTCGTAGTAATGATCCATTAAGAGAGATACTCCCACATATAAGATTTATCTCCATACTCATCTGCTTGGAACCATCTATCTCCTTCCTCATCCACAAAACTTGCTTGATCCATTCCATCATCCATAAAACCAAATGGAGCCATGTCTTGTTCTATTGCATTTTTCTGTTCCTCATATAATCTTTTTCTTACATCCTGATCAGTAAGTTCTTTAAAGTAATCCTGTGCTACTAACCATGCATAAATTACCAAGCACATCGCTAGGTCATCATTACATCCTTCCTCAGCCTCAAACGTATTCCCTTTTTGAATGAACGTAGTAAGTTCACTCATGATATCATAATCACAAGAAAGGAGTTTATCAGATTCAATTAATGTTTTTAAATTTAAAGCACCTACCTTTTTAACAGTCTTGGACATCTTAACTCCAAGTTGAGTTTTCTTACCTGAGAATCCCTGACCTACAATCTGTCCTGCTCTCCCTCGCATAGAACACATAAGAAGATTTTTGTATTCTAAATCAAAATTTAATATAGATGCTACCTGATCTCCCACATCATTTACTTCACATAAAACAAATGCATCATTATAACTCTTTCCTACTTCCTCTATGATGCTAGGAAAAAGCATAGCTTTAATTTCATTATTTCTATACTTTGCTACTACAGCATGAGGAAACTCTGTAATATCAACTACGATAAATGCAGAGTAATCTTTTCCTACTCCTCTTGCAACGTCCACTGCCATTGCATAATCATGACCTTTCTGAGGTTGCACATATACATCTAAACCTCCACTTTGAGTTTCTGGTTGTTGATATACCATGCTTCTCAGTTTAGCTGGATTGATGAGAGTATCAACAGAACCTAAGAACTCACATTCAAACTCAATTTTAAACTGTTGCTCTGATGTGTTTGCAATAGTTTGTTCTTTCCATACCTCATCTCTACCAGGAACTTCTGACCAATGAACATCTGTTGGAACATATTCATTCTTTCCTCTTTCTGCATCATGCCAATACCTATAGAAATGGTTCATCCCGTGAGGGGTAGAAACCATTATAACTTTAGTTGTTTTACCAGAAGTAATAGTAGGATAAACACTAGAAAAGAAAGCATCAGCGATGTGATTGGGAACAAAAGCAAACTCATCCAAGAAGAGGATGTTGAAAGACATACCCCGAACAGCACTAGCACTAGTGGAAGCCGCCAAGATTTTA